GATATGGACGTAAGGCAGTTCGCTAGGGATGTTGTTAAGCCATTCCTACAGCGCAACTTCTACGGCATCGAGATTGCATTCTCCTACATCGATCCGTCTGGCAAGAATAGAGGTGAAGCAGAGGGGAGGTCTTCGCTAGGGATACTTAATGATGAATATATAGAAGACAATGCTCATGGCGATATAATGCAACCTCTCGATATGGGGTTTGAGACTGAGTATGCCCCAACTAATGACCCGCCCAAACGAATTGATGCAGTGAACAGCTTTATCATCAAGCTAGTGGATGGTGAGCCTGGTTATCTCGTAAGCCGCAAATGCCCTATGATTCGTAAAGGTAAGATCGGCGGCTATCAATATAAGCGTGTTCAGGTATCTGGTGAAGATCGATACAGGGATAAGCCTGACAAGAATAAATACTCTCATCCTGCAGACGCGGAACAATACATGGCTTTAGGTTTCGCGGGCGGTTATGTAGTAGAATCAGCGGATGATTGGGACGAATACGAAGACGACTTTAGTGAAGCGTCAGTCATGGGGTATTAAAAGGGGTATGAATATGAGGATCTATGAGACAGGATCGTTGGTTGTTAGAAAGGTAGCTAATGGATATATTGTGTTGGCTAAAGGATCTAGAGAAGACCAGGAAGACAATATGGATGGTGAATATGCTTTCACTAGCATTGCAGATCTCACAGACTGGATGGAAGAATATTATTCGCATGAATAAAGCGTCAAAAGTCAAGACGACTTTAGCGAAGGTTCAGTAATGGGGTATTAAGGCGATGAGCGTAATTAATTTATGCGAAGCAACGGGAAAAGGAACCCTTCAGTCCCCCGAAGGAGCCCTCAAAGATGCGCTGGAAGATATAGGGAATTGCGGGGCTTTTAAAAATGGCAAGAAGCTAGTGATTATATGCTTAGACGATACTGATGGAAATTATGATACGACTTGGATTCAAGCAGGCATGAAATTTTCTGAGATCGTTGCATTGCTAGAGATAGCGAAACGAAAGTTTATTACTGAAATGGGTTACTAACAATGGCAATCATTAGCAGCGATGTAGAAGACCAAGAGCTAGACAAAGAGGAAGATCGGGACATTACCGAGCTTGAAGGCGTTGAGCTTCTAGCTGATATGTTCCTGGTTGGCCAGGGTCCAGACGGGCGGGTTATCTTCAGTCCTAAGCCTAACATTGCTGACATGTTCTCTGATGACACGCTGTTAGCTGTCGGGCGTCTAGCTAAGGAAGGATACGAGGCAGACTTAGACTCAATGGCGGATTGGGCGGAGCTAGTAGACTTCGGCCTAGACCTGGTTAAGCAAGAGACACACGCACGTTCTGAGCCTTGGGATGGGGCATCAAACTTCAAATCTCCCGAGCTGATGAAAGCTGCTCTCAAGTTCTCTGATCGAGCTTCTACTGAATTGCTCCGTGGCTATGAAATTCTCAAGATTAAAGTCATCGGCAAAGATGCACAGAATCAAAAGTTTGAGAGAGGTGAGCGGGTAGCTGAGTTCCAGAACTGGCAGCTAAATGTGGAGATGTCTGAATGGCGTGATGAGCATGAGAAGCTGATCTATGACATTCCCTATACTGGAACAGTATTCAAGAAGACTTTCTTCGATGCTCAACTAGGGCGACCAGACTCAAGACTAGTTACATACCCCAACTTCGCGGTTAGCCAAGACGCCACGTCTATCACTCGCTTGCGCCGGTTTAGTGAAATCCACGACTTCAGCGCGAATGAAGTAGAGGAGAAGCAACGGCAGGGGTTATGGCTCGATGTTGAATTAAACCTGGGAGATCGAGAAGACGACTCAGATCAAGAAGCATCTAACGACAAGTTCACCAGTTTTATTGAGCAAGACGGATATTTTGATTTAGATGGAGATGGTTACGAAGAGCCTTACACCATCGTATTCCAAGAATCGACAGGCACAGTCGTAAGAATTACACCAAGATTCGAACCTAAAGACGTATTGGTCAAGGATGAGGAGAATCGCAGAGCGTCAACGCTTGATCGGCTGATGGCTGATGACGGATCATTGCCCGAAACTTCTGGTGATCGTGAAGTTGTGCGAATTGATGCAGAAGAAAACGTTACTAAGTATGGGTTTCTTCGTGATCCTCAAGGTGGCTTCTTAGACGTTGGTTACATCCATTTGTTGAGCGCCATCATTTCAGGTATTAACGCTGTAACAAATCAGCTCTTTGATGCAGGCACATTAGCTAATTTACAATGTGGCTGGGTAGCGAGAGGCTTTAGGAAGAGGATGGGCACAAGTTCATTCAAGCCTGGTGAGTGGAAACAAACAGGAATCAGCGCTCAAGACCTGCAGAACGGCATCCGACCTTTGCCATTCAAAGAGCCAAGCCCCACTCTCTTCCAGCTATTGCAGTTCATGATTGCTAATGCTAAAGACCTAGCCTCTTCAGCTGATCTTAAAGGGGCTTTGGGCGCTAACACCCCGGTAGGAACCACACTGGCGCTTGTCGATGAGCAGTTGGAAGCTACGGGCGCTATTGTTAAACGCTTATATCTGGCTATGTCTTCAGAGTTCCGTAAGCTTCATGAATTGAATGCTAAGTTTACAGATCCTCTTCAGTATCAGGAGATACTGGATGATGAAGAGGCAAACTTTGAAGTAGACTTTAATCTTCGAGGGATGGATATCGTGCCGGTTGCTAACCCTGAAGTTGCGACTAAAACTCAGCGCATCATTCAGGCTAATGCTGAGATATCACAGGCTCAACTGGTAGCATTCACGGGTGGCGATGTGCGGCCTATCATCAAGAACTTCTTTGAGGCTATCGGTTCAACGGTAGGAGATGAAGTCTATCCAGAAGAGACACCGGATCAGCAGTTGCAGCGGTTGCTGGCAGAGAATCCACAGCTCGAGCAGCTTATTCTCGGTGAACAGGAGCGCCTTGATCTGATCGCAGGGGCACAGGCTGACGCATTGGAGAGAGAGGAAGCACGGAAGGACGCCAAGTTGGCTATGGACCTAGACAAGGGTGATTCAGAGACAACCCTGAACGAAGCCAAGACTATTAAGACCTTAGAGGAGGCTGAGACGGAAGACACTAAGAACCTATCGAATCAGTACACCACCGCACTCCAGCTAGACCAGCAGGAGCTGCAAAACCAACGATCAGCACAGGGGTTGAATGATGGACAATCAGGTAGCAACAACGTTTCTCAATGAGAACATAGAGAAACGATTTAAAAACAGGGACAATTCAATCATCGGAACTAAGACATGTTTCGATTCTATGGGCGGGAAGTACACATCCTATGCGAAGCTATGGTATGAGCTGCCTTGTCTAACGCATCTATCTACGCTAACAAAGATCACAGAATGGGTTGACTCAATCGTTAACGGGCTGATTAACGCAAAGCAATCAGAGAAGCCCGAAGGCGACGAGGTAAAGATTCGTGATGTGGTTGTTGATTGGCGGATGTTCCCGAAGGTGGAAATAGAAGGCAATAAGATGCACATCTTCATGAGATTATCAGTTCACCACAGATAGCCGTAGGAGGCTAAGCATGACGTTAACCAAAGCGGACCTACAGGATTGGAATAGCCACCCTGTAACCAGAGCAGTATTTAAGAAGATCAAGGAGGAATTGGAAGGGGCAAGATCAGAGTCTAGCATGATGGACACAGTGGATCAGACTGCGCTTAGAACAGCGTTTAAAGAGGGGTTTATTGAAGGTGCAGAAGCGCTTTTTATGGCCTACGAAGACGCCTTAGAGGAGGCTGAATGATGAATACTAATGAGTTCAAAGGCAAGGCAGAAGAATGGCGTATTGCTATAGAAAAGATAGCGATCGAAGCAATTGAGCTGACAGATGCAAACGGGCAGCGTTTCATCAGTGATACTTCGCAATTGACGTCGGCGATTGACAGCTTAATTGATGGCGTTTATGGCGCAATCGCATTCAGCGAAGACCGTCCTAAAGTGAGTCCTCCCGAAACAAATATTGAATCTCTCAGTGACTATAAAAGAGATATATTTAGGCAATCGGCTATCAAGAGCATAGATTCGCTAAAAGAAAGATTAGAAGCGAAGCGGCACAGGGGGCTGAATGATGAATAAACCACCAGTACTACCAAAAGGCTTTAATGTCTTAGTCGAAATCCTGCCCGTTCAAGTTAAATCAGTCAGCGGGATTATCATGCATTCCAATGATGAAGCAGAGCGAGAGCGTAAAGGGCGCGACATTGCCCGTATTATTGCGTTTGGGCCTATTGCATACAAAGGCTTTGCTGAGTGCGAATCTCCTGCAGATTGGGGCGTAGCAGTCGGTGATATTGTTGAGCTATCCACCCGATATGATGGGAAGTTCACCCGTGCAGGGGAGTATGGCAAGCAATACGAAAATTACCGCTATGTGAACGACCAGGACATTATGGGCGGAGCTAACGGTGACTTTCTAACCATGCTGCAGAAGCAGTTGGAGGATAAGTAAATGTCTGAAGAACAGATTGCAGAAGCGCTAGGCGCTGAACAGTTGCCTGATGAGGTAGATCAGGCTGAAGAGCAACAAGAGGAGCAGCAAGAGGAGCTGAATCTATCCCCGGCAGAACAGAAAGCATGGGATGACGGATGGCGGCCAGAAGATCAGTTTGAGGGCAACCCTCAGAACTGGAAGACTGCAGGCGAGTATAACCTGTATGGCGAGATGCAAACTCAGGTACGTGATGCAAAGGCAGAGTCCCGGCGCACACAACAGGAGATGGATACACGCATCGCCAATCTGAACAAGCTTCATGCAAAACAACAAGAGAGTGCCATCAATGATCTGAAGGCCAAGCAACGCCAAGCTGTAGAAGAGGCTGACACAGCTCTTTATGATCGGCTTCAAACGCAGATCGAGAACACTGTTGTAGAGCCTGTTGTTGATGGCGTTCCGGGTAAAGCTGCAGAGGTTCTTGAATGGGAGGCTAAGAACTCTTGGTGTTCAGATCCTAACGACGAGCGCACGATTCAGGCGAATACCTTTTATCAGATCGCATCGAGCAAGCCTAATGCAACCTATGAATCAGCGCTTGAATATGTTGATAAGCAACTTGCGAAACTATATCCAGGACAAGCACCCACTAACCCTCGCAGAGAGAGTGCAACCATGACTGAGCAGAGCAGACAGCCGCGGCAACGACAGCGGAGTAATAAAGAACTATCGATGAACGACCTTACTTCTCAAGAAGCGCGTGAGTATGAGTTGTTTGGTAAATCGATGTTCAAAGATGAGAAGCAGTTTCTGAAATCAGTCCAAGACGCGAGGAAATCATAATGGCTAAGCCAGGACCAAAGCCCCGTACTCCAGATCGTGACGGCGAACGCAACCAAGCGCGACCCCTTCGCGTTCCAATGGGATCAGGCGGCAAACTGTCTGCGCCACAGCGAGAAGGCTATCAGCGATACTGGTCACTAACCGGCCCCGATCACCCCGGCAAGCTGGAGCAGATGAAGGATGCATGGTGGGAGATCGTCAAGCGTGAAGATGGAACAGATTGGACGGTAGCCGCAGGCAAAGGAAACACGCACGTACTGATGGAGATCCCCCAGAGGTATTATGACGAGGACATGGAGGCTCAACAAAAGCGTAATATCGAGACCGACCAAAGCAAGCTCCAGGCTCTAGGCGAGTCGGAATACGTGCCCAAAGGACAGACGAACGTAGTTGAAAGGGACATTATCTAACGAATAGTGTTTTATATCAGTTTATGATATAGAATACCCATATAGGCCCCGGCGGTGCTAAATGCACAGCGCTTTCAATACAGCGCATTAGGGGCCTGACTAGAACTTTAGCGGTTGAGATGTAGAAGCACTCAGCCCCTAATCAATACCAGGATAGATGTCCCGATTGATTAGTTAAACGTTTGCCCATTTGGGCTTATTTTTGATTACTCAATTTGAGGATTCTATTATGGCTGGCGGATTTCGTCCCATTCAGGATCTATCCGGGCAAGGCTACACGGGTAAGGTCCAAACATTCGCGGTTGACGCGACTCATGCAACTCTGTTGTCCGTAGGTGATCTGGTCGTTGAGACAGGTAATCTGGAAGCTGCAACAGGTCTTTCCGAAGTCGATGCAATCACGGCTGGTACTGGCAATCTGATTACCGGTGTCATCGTCGCAATCGATACAAACATCTCTGACCTAGAAGCTAAAGGGCTTGCTGCATCCACGGCAGGCACCGTTAAAGTGGCTGTCGATCCCGATATGCTGCTAGAAGCTGAAACCCTTGGCGGTACCTTCGCACTGACTGACGTAGGCGGTAACCTGCCTGTGACCGTTACTGCTGCAACCGCTTCTGGTAATCTGGTTAATTCCAATATGGTCGTTAACACCACCGGCAACGCTTCCAGTTCTACGGAGCAGGTCCGGGTCGTAGGTGTTAAAGACTCAGGGGATATCACGTTCCCCGCTCCCGTAGGTACGACTCTTATCGTTCGTATCAATGAATCCACCATCAACGGCGCTGTAGGCGTATAAGGAGCAGATTATGTCTAGTGTAATCACAACTGGTAATATCTCGCGCCTTTTACAAGAAGGCGTTGCAAGTGTATTCGGACAGGAATACGAATCTCATCAAACACAGCGGACTATGCTGTTTGATACTGAAACCTCTGAAAAGTCTTTCGAGCTTGATCAACAGTTTGAGGGCTTCGGCCTGGCTCCTGTTAAGCAGGAAGGTGCAGGCGTTTCGTATGACAGTCAACAGGAAGGTTTTACCCCGAAGTATCCTAACCTGACGTATGCGAAAGGCTTTATTGTCACGCGGGAAGCGATGGAAGACAACCTATATAACTTGTTCTCTACTCGGGCGCGGGCATTGGCATTCTCAATGCAGCAGACTCAAGAAGTTGTAGCGGCTAACGTCTATAACCGGGGCTTTAACTCCTCGTTTCTGATGACCGGCGGCGATGGTGTTGAGCTGTTTAGCCTACTTCATGTCAACGGACCATCTGATAGCACAACCTTCCAGAACGAGCTGACAGTACCAGCGGCGTTTAGTGAGACTGCGCTTGAGGATCTGACGATTGTCATTAACGAGGCAACCGATCCGCGAGGTTTGCGTATCGCCCTCCGGCCAGAGCGTCTGATTGTGCCGCCTAAACTCAGTTATGAAGCTGAGCGTGTGCTGAATTCGGTTCTGCAGAATGATACCGGCAACAACGCAACGAATGCCTTGCGGTCTACCGGGGCCATCCCTGGTGGGTTCATGGTCAATAACTATCTGACCTCCGATAGCGCTTGGTTTATTAAGACCAATGCTAAAAACGGCATGAAGCACAAGCAGCGTCAAACTGTACGGTTCGAGCAAGACAACGACTTCGGAACCTCGAATGCTCGTTTCAAGGCTGACTTACGAGAGGCTTACGGGTGGAGTGATCCACGCGGTGCCTACGCTTCGGCTGGCGTTTAACAATACTGGTGGGGGGTTAGTCGCCCCTCACTGCTTCTAACTTTTGAGGTGGTATTATGACTTTAACTAATTCCCCTAATGGAGTATCGAGTTTTGGTATTCCGCAAATCTCGAACGGAGAGCGCACAGGCGGCGGCTCTCTATTTGGTAAAACATACTTTATTGATCCCACCAATGGGATTGACGGTAACAAAGGGACTTCACCGGACAAGGCGCTCAAGACGTTAACCCGCGCTTTTGTTCTGATGAAAAAGAACGACACGGTAATCCTGGCTCCTGGTGACTATACCGGCAACCATGTAACCCCGCTGAATGCTGATGCAGCTTTCTGCTCAGTGATCGGAATGCAGGCAACCGCTTTGGGTCTTGGCCCATTCGCTGCAGCTACAGATACCGCAAGCCCAATCCTGTCTATTCGGGCGCGTGGCTGGCGTATCTCAGGTATTGAGTTCGATGGTAACGCTGTGACCGAAAGCGTCTTAGCGACTACTTCAGGAACTTCTAACGCTAACGCTCTGCAGGTTGATAACTGTCTGTTCACTGGTGGCGCTGTTGCAGGTATCGACTTCGTGGGAGCACCTACTTTCCCCGCTATCTATAACAACGGGTTTACCCAGATGACTGCTGGTTCAACCATTCAATGTTCAGATGCTTCGACTGATACCCCACGTTCCGGGCATATTTATGGCAACAGGTTCTGGGAGAACATCAACCATATTGCGA